TAAAAATGCTTCTTTCTCTTCGATGAAAAAGACTCTGAACAAATCTCTTAGAATTTACACGGGGGGTTACTATGAGGATATGAATGAGTATCTTAGAGGAGGTCGCAAGAGGGACTTCTCTCCGTATGAAGATAGGGTAGAGGAGATCGTAAATCACGTTAATAATGCAGAGAAAGCTATCAGAACATACGGAGTGACGACTCAGCCTATAGTGGTGAACCGAGGATTCGATGGTCATTTCTGGGATTCCTGGAAAGAAGGAGAGACTAGACAACTTCCAGAGTTCCTCTCGACCTCTGTGAAGAGATCAGGCTTTGGGGGCAGGAACAAAGTACATATCTACGTCCCACCAAACAAAGGGTGTGGAATCTACGTAGATGGAGAGTCTCTGCATGATAACGAATGGGAATATCTCATAGCCCCTGACTCGAAGTTTAAAGTACATCATATTGAAGTGAACGAAGAAAAGGATACTTGTGAATACTGGCTGGAGCTAATCCCTTAAGGAGAAACAATGACCGATACATGGCACTACAAGGATTCACCTTCTACGGGAGTGAAGATCAAAAAGCCTAAGCCTACGAAGCAGCCGATTTGCCTGTTATGTAAGCACTTCGGAGGTATTTTGTCTGACGGTAAAGCGTATTGTAAGGCTTTCCCAGATGGCATTCCAGACAAGTTCTGGGACGCTAAAATCGACCATACAGCACCATATCCTGGTGATAACGGTATCACATTTGAGCCTTAACGCAGGTAATCCTCACTGTTCCAGATGGAACTCGTGAGGATTCCTTTCTAGAAAGAAGGATAATGCTTCAAGAATGCGTCGCATGGCTGTTCAAGACCCCTCTCCGTGCGACGTGTTCCATATAAGAGTGTGTGACTCGGTTGGAGGTGAACATGGATAACATCACATTCTTGGGATCGTTGCTTACTGAAGCGACCAACACCTCGGGTAAGTACCCTGTCAAGGTCATTCAGCCTGGATGGGGATCTTCAGGTTACTATTCTAATGATGTTCTAGCTGCTTCTGCCAGCCTTTTCGAAGGTGCACAGATGTTCTGGAACCATCCAAAATCCTCCGACAACTATGAACGTCCTGAGCGAGACCTTCGAGACCTCGCTGGAGTGCTTACGAACGTTCGTTACGAGGAATCCAATGCATCTGGTGCAGGTATCTACGGAGATGCTATCGTGTTCGACGCATTCCGTGAGACTCTTGACGAGATTGCACCATACATCGGAGTATCTATTCGCGCAGGTGGCAAGGTTCACGAAGGTGAAGCTGAAGGTCGTGGTGGTCTGCTGGTAGACGAGATCAACCTCGTCCAGTCTGTAGACTTCGTCACTCGTGCTGGAGCTGGTGGTAAGGTTCTTGCACAATTCGCTGAGGCAGCGCGTCCCATCGAGATTTTAGAAGAGAAAGAAAAGGAGAACAACATGGAGCTTGAGGAAGCAATCAAGACCATCGGCGAGCGAGACGAGACTATTAACGGTCTCAACGGTAAGCTCACCGAAGCTCAGAGTACCATTGAGACACTCTCCCAGGAGGTATCGCGTCTGTCTGAGGTGCACATGCTTGCTGAGTGCAGTGCTATCGTTGCAGCTGAGTTGAAAGAGAGCGATCTCCCTGAGGTTACCAAGGAGCGCATCCAGCAGGAGTCTGGTAAGTTCATGGCGACCAAGGTTGAGGAAGGCGAGAAGGGTACTGAGAAGAAGGTACTCGACCAGGAGAAGGTTAAGGAGTCCGTCCAGGAAGCTATCAAGGCTGAAGCTGAGTATATCAGCAAGCTGTCTGGTGGCATTAACATCTCTGGTATGGGTTCGAATGGTCACGAGGATGGCGGTAAGCTCGAAGAAGCCGTCGACATGACCGATGCCTTCAAGGCTATGGGTCTTACTGAGAATGCGGCTAAGATTGCCGCTAATGGCCGTTAAGGAGTAAACATATGGCTAAGAACTTTGTTCAGGTCGGCGAGAACCTGACACTCCCAGTCGACAAAGCTGTCAAGAGTGGCGAACTCGTCCAGGTCGGTGAGATTGTCGGTGTCGCATTGACTGATGCTAAGACCGATAACGGTACCAACTACTACACCACCCTTGCGACTACAGGTGTATGGGAGCTGACTGTTACCGCAACCACCACTGTTGGTGGTGTTGTTTCTGTCAAACCAACTGGTGGTACCAAGCCAATCGCTGTCGGTTTTGCTACCAAGGCAGTGACCATTACAGGCTCTGGCAAGGCTCCAGTCTTGCTTAACCTTGGTCTTGCTCACGTTGCTACTGCTTAAAGGAAGGTATGAATAATGGCTGAATTTCTTGAGCTCGTAGAGAGCATCAATTCCGAAGCAGCTTCCGCTGAGAAGCTCTTCGGTGGCGAGGGTATGCGAATCACCCCTCGTAACAACCCTGAGTACAAGAAGGGTCTTGCTGAGGCAGCGAATCTGTGTGCTAATCTGATTCAGCGCGGTTCTAAGTTGGACATGTATCACTTCCAGGAAGCTCTGTCCACCAGCGATTTCCCTATCTACTTCGGCGACATTCTCGACCGACAGATCCTCGCTTCATACGCTGAGGCTCCTCAGACTTACACCCAGTGGGCTAAGGTCTCTGAGGTATCCGACTTCCGTCCAGCTAAGCGTTATGCTATGGACGGTGGCGAGGGTCAGCTGAAGCCTGTTGACGAGCTGGGCGAGTACCAGGCAGTCCGTCGCTCCGAGAGCCAGTTGTCCTTCTCTGTGAAGAAGTTTGGTGCTCGCTTTGATCTCTCTTGGGAGTCGATCATCGACGATAACCTCAGTCTCCTCACCGACCAGCCGACTCGCTTTGGCAAGGCTGCTCGTCGTACTGAGGAGAAGGAGTGCACCAACCTTCTCATGAACGACACGTTCTTCTCTGCTGCGAACGACAACGTTCTCTCCTCTAATCCTCTGACGGTTCAGAATCTTCAGAAGGCCATCGAGAAGTTCTCCAGCAAGGTCGACGCCGACGGTGAGCCTATCATGGTTGGTCCTGCGATCCTCATGGTTCCTCCTGCGCTTGAGGCCACTGCTAACAACATCCTCAACGCTTCTGAGTTCCTTGCTTGGGATGGCGGTCAGGAGTCCTTCCAGATGCGTACTAACAACTGGCTGAGTGGCAAGCTCAAGCTGGTCGTTAACCACTATCTGCCTGTACTTGACAAGGCACACGGCTCTGACGCATACTACCTGCTCGCAGATCCTAACGACGCTCGTGGTGCAGTTGAGTTCGCATTCCTGCGCGGTCACCGTTCACCTGAGCTGTTCATGAAGACTCCAAACGCTGTGAGCGTCTCTGGTGGCTCTGTTGGCACTATGACAGGTGACTTCGACCACGATGCTATCGGCTACAAGGTTCGTCACGTTATGGGTGGTACCGTCATCGATCCTAAGTGCGCTCTCAAGTCTACGAAGTAGTGAGGAATCTCTATGGGTCAGTACGCTGAATCTGTCAGGTTGGTAAGGCTTCTCACAGGCGACAAGGCTGCGGGAGAATACATCTTCACAGACGATGAGATGGAGTCGTTCCTTGAGCTGAGTAAGGGCAACGTTTACTACGCTGCTGCTGACGCTCTTGACGCCATTGCATCCAATACAGCGTACACACTCAAAGTCCTGACTATTCTTGATGTTACGACAAACGGACGGGCGACTGCGGAAGCCATTCGAGCTTCCGCAGCTGCTCTCCGTGCTAAGGCTGATGCAGACGCTGCGAACACCATTGTTTGTGGTGTTGCCAATGTGATTCAACCTGAGCTTCCTACCCACTGGAGACCATGGTGGGAGGCATTGGCATGAAGCTCCTAGGCTATGGATGGCAAGAGCTTCTCCAGGGCTACTTCGACCATACGGTCACGTTTTATAGACCTACGAAGAAGCAGGACTCAACTGGTCAGCAGATTGACGACTACGAACAAGTCGGCGATCTGTCTGATTTGCCATGTGCAGTCGGAAACGTGAGACTAGCGAGGACTAGTAATACTCAGTCCAGCTATGGCGCAGAAGAGTCAGGCATTCGCATTCTCATCGCAGATGCCCATCCTGAGATTGAAGTCGGATGGAAGGCTATAATCGATCATATGAATGGTGAGCCTTACCTCGTTGAGGAACGCACTCCTAACCAGTCTGCAGACGTGAGCGAGATTCCCGTGAGTAGGTGGCACTAATGGCAAAGAGCTCTGGCGGCGTTTCCGTATATCTCGACAGCAAGAAGACTCAGCAGGTGCTCTCCAAGTTTGAGTACATTGACGAGCAATCCTTGCCGACTGAACTGAAAGCTCTCTTGGCTGGATCCCAGACGGTTGTCAACTCAGCTAAGCGTCGAGTACCAAAGAAGACAGGTACGCTTTCCCGTTCCATCCATGCTGAAGTTGAATCTGATGGAGTACTCGTTGGTACTGACGTGAGCTACGCTAAGTACGTTGAGCAGGGAACTGCGAGGATGAAGGGACGTCCTTACCTCCAGCCTGCACTCACAGAGAGCACGACTCGTATTCAGAACCAAGTTGCGAAGGCAATGCAACAGATGCTCGCGAGTAAAGGAGAATAAATGGCTGACATGGCAACAGCTACACAGTTCGATGTTGGAGAACTACTGCGAGAGATCATCATTAGCGATGCTAAGATGGCTTCTAAGGTAGGGTTACGTGTATACCCAGGCGAGCTGCCAGACACCACGTCATACAAGCCTAATTCATCCGATTTGCCAGCTATACACTATTCGCTGATCAGTGACTTGGAGTCAGATGAGGCTCCAATTTCTCGTTCCAGCTGGCAGTTCACTGTCGTTACGAATACCCAAGCGGAGCTTCAAAGCACCTGTGGAGCACTGAAAGAGCTGCTTAACAGGTATAAAAACGACCGTATTCGCTATGTTGAATATGTAAATTCGTCCTATGAATGGGATACGGAAACGAAAACTCCGTACTCCCCGATGACCTTCAGGGTCATTTTCTACTAGAAAAGGAAGGTGTAACTATGGCTCAGACTACCGTTCAGCATCCTGAGACTATCCGCTTTGGCTCTGGTCGACTGGAGATTGGCAAGTCTATTGACAGCCTTGTTGACGTTGGTGCACTCACTGGCGTCCACTTCACTCATGACCTTGGTGACAAGGTCCGTATCACCAGTGACAATGCAGGTGTTATTCTTGAGCGAGCTGGTAAGCAGACAGCTAAGATCGAAGCAAATCTCATGGAGATCAACCTCGACACTCTCGCTGTCTATATGGGTGGCGTCAGTAAGCTCGAGAGGGTTGATGGTACCCAGCAGATCGTCACCAACGAGGAGCACACCCTCAAGGGAACCACGTTCATCAGACTCAACAAACCTATGGGCAATGGCACAGAGGTCATCATTGATTCTGTGAAGAAGAAGAATGGTCCAGCTGCTGTTAAGGATACAGATTATGTCGTCGCTCTTGACGCAGACGGCTATACTTGCATTGCTCGTAAGAGCAGCTCAACCGTCCTCACAGACGGCTCCGCCATCCAGGTGTCCTACAAGTACACTCCTGCAGCATACAAGAAGCTCGGCTTTGGTGGTCTTAAGAAGCTTGATGCTAACGTTGCACGCATCACTAACTTCGACAGCAAAGGTCGAGCATTCTCCATCACGGTATACAAGGCTACCGCTGACACCGGTATCGAGATTGAGTTCAAGGCTGACGATGCAGATGAGACGAACGTCGTCCCTATTGCTCTCGTTGGTACTGAGGATACTTCTCGTACTGCTGGTGACCAGTTGTTCGTCATCGAAGACCACCAGATGTAATCATTTACTGATGTTTTCAGACTGTTTTCTGCTTTAAGAGAAAGGCTAACGGCTATGGCTAAGTACCTCAACCTTGACAAGATCGTTCCTGAGGAGCAGATCCTAGAGATCGCAGGACGTCGATTCGATATCTCCCAGGTGCCTGCACGCAAGACCACCGAGCTCATCCGCGTAGGTGCATGGGCTACTTCTGACGAGATCAAGAGTGATCCTTCGAAGAAGTATGAAGCGTACGAGAAGGAGATGCAGGCTCTGCTTGATGTTCTGGGTGAAGACCAGGACGGCAATCCAGCGGAGTTCGACTGGGTGATGGACAACGTCACCAATGCCCAGTTCGCAGCTATCCTCGACTTCGTTGCAGAGTGCATTCGTGGCGAGAACAACGAAGTCGCTGACGGTGAAACCCCAGCAAATTTTACTCCGAGCAGAGCTCAGCGTCATACAAAGACGAGGAAGAAGTAGACCTGGGAAGGATGTTCGCGCAGGTATGTCTTGTGTATCACTGGACGCTAGACTACCTGCTTGACTGCTTGACCCTTCCTCAGGTCGCGTTTTTTTTTAATCAAGCAGGTCTGTTCTACAATCCAGACTCGGATCCGAAGCCAGATAAGAAGAAATTCCATGAGGCATACGGTGAGAATGAAAAAATTTCTAGGTAACGAAGGGAAGTGGCAGAGATGCTTCTAGACACTCTAATGGTAAAGATCTCAGGAGACGCGTCAGGTCTGAGCTCTGCCACTTCCAAAGCTAAATCTGACCTAGGAGATCTTGGAGATTCGGCTGATGGAGCTGGAGGTAAGTTCTCATCTCTCTCTAGTCTGATTCAAGGCTCGGCTTTTGGTAATATTATCGCAGACCTGGCTCAAACAGCTATCAGCAAACTGGGTGAGCTGTCCTCTGAAGCTATTGAAGCATCAGATTCTACTCAGAAGTTCGTATCAACTCTAAACTTCGCAGGTCTTGATTCATCTAAGATTGATGAGCTTACAGCATCTACGCAGAGATATGCAGACGAGACCGTGTACGGTCTGTCCGACATTCGAAGCATCACAGCTCAGCTAGCTTCGAATGGTGTACCCAACTATGAGAAATTGGCTGAAGCTGTAGGCAACTTGAACGCTGTCGCTGGCGGTACTGCAGACACCTACAGATCTGTCGGTCTGGTGCTTACCCAGACGGCTGGCGCAGGTAAGCTCACCACAGAGAACTGGAATCAGTTAGCGAACGCTATCCCAGGTGCATCTGGCAAGCTCCAGCAAGCCTTGCTCGAAGCAGGAGCCTACACAGGTAACTTCAGAGACGCAATGGCAGCAGGAGAAATCACCGCAGAGGAATTCAACCAAGCGATTCTTCAGCTAGGTCTCACAGACGCAGCTAAGGAAGCTGCTACGGCAACCACTACGTGGGAAGGTGCATTCGGAAACCTTGAAGCAGCATGCATCAACTTAATGGCGCAGGGTCTTGACCTCATTAAGCCTGCAGCGACTGGAGCTGTCAACGGTTTGACCGACGCCATTTCTACTATCCCGAACGCAATCGGCGGCATTGGTAACGTATTTGGCCAGATTGTCTCAGGTCTCGAAGAGTTTGAGACTGAAGCAGGTGAAATCCCTACTGCAGGAGACGCTGTACGAATAGCCATAGACACTATCGGTCAGGCTGCAGGACTGACACTTGACCAGATTGACCCTATAGCGTCGTCTGTTGCCTCACTTTTCGATACACTTCAGGCATCTGTGTCTGAAGTAGGATCCTCCATCCAGTCGAGTATGACTCCGTTCATGTCTGCTCTTCAGGAACTTGGAAGTACAGTGTCTGCAAATGTCCTACCAATGGTGTCTGCCATGATAGAATATGCCTCTCAGCTTAGTTCAATGTTTATTGCAGTGCTTACTCCTGCGCTTAACACCATCATTCCTATCGTGATCCAAATTGGTACCATGATTATTCAGCACGTGACGAAGATCATGAGTGTCGTAATGCCTGCGATTACGAGCATCTACAACTTGCTCACCCAGGTAATGGCTGCTATTCAGCCTATCATTGTTGGTGCAATGACGTTCATCATGGATATCGTGAGCACAGTATGGCCATCAATTCAGAGCACCATCGAAGGTGTTATGAACGTCATCCAGGCTGAGATTTCTACAGTAATGGGGGTCATTCAGGGCATCATTCAAGTCGTTCTTAGTGCGATTCAGGGCGACTGGAGTGGTGTGATGGAAGGTCTCCAGCTGATTGCAAGCTCAGAGTGGGATGGCATTCAAGGAGTCATTTCTGGTGCTATTCAAGCAGTTCAAGGTATTATTTCCTCTGTTCTTGGAGTCATTCAAGGCAACTGGAATGGAGCTTGGAACGCCATTAGCTCAATCCTGAGCAGCGCATGGGATGGAATCACCAGCGGTGTAAGCTCGGGAATCGATTCTGTCATCAGCTTCGTGAGTGGTCTCCCAGGTCGTATCACAGGTGCGCTTGGAGACCTTGGAAGTCTCCTCCTCAACGCGGGTAAATCCATCATGAAGGGACTTCTTGACGGTATCAAGCAGGGTGTCCAGGGAGTCTTCGATTTTGTCGGAGGTATCGCAAGCAAGATTGCAAGCCTTAAGGGACCAATTCCGTATGATCTTAAGCTTTTGATACCAAATGGACAGGCTATCATGGACTCGCTCCTTACGGGCATTAACAATGGCGTTACGGACGTATTCGACAGAGTCAGCGACATCGGAGGAGAAATCGCAAGCTCCCTTGGCACAAATTACAAGATTCCCGTCACGCCAGAGCTAGCAGTCGCGGACTTCAGAGGAGTCTTGCCTTCGAATACGTCTGCCATAAATTCAAATCCTACGGGGAATGGAGCTCCAGTCGTAAACGTAAAGAATATCATCGTTCGCTCAGACGAGGACTTCGATTCTGCAGCTACCGTCTTCAACAGGAATATCATGCACGAACTGAATTGGAGCCAATATGTCCAATAGAGCGAGACAAATAATCCTGGAGCATAAAAACGAGACTCTCAGCATACAGGGTGATTCTTCTGTGCAGTCTGACTTCTACATCACAGATGAAGGAATCGAAGGATGGTTCTCAAATCCTACTGCAAAGGTAAGTGCCTCAGAAAGAACGACAGGAGACGGTACCCACAAAGTGCTCGAATCAGGAGTCCTGTACAATTCAAGGACGGTCACTTTTTCGACGTATGTCCTAGGAAAAGACCGAACCTCTGTGATAGACGGTATCAAAAGGATCCTCTATTTCTCCAAGAAGATCGTCAGGATCTACGTGTACGATGCAGATGATTGCACGTACTGTGATGGTTACGTGAAATTCGACGTTGACAAAGCATGGGACATGAACTACGCAAAAGTCTCTGTTACTGTGGTGTGCCAAGATCCAGTGCGTTTGTCTAAGTCTGTCTCCAGAGGTTATATGGAGCCTTCACCTGATCCAGCGGGAGGATTGCAATTCAAGAACTCAGTTCTGATTTATCCTCTGCAGTGGGGTAAGCAGAGCGTCGTGAACAACACTTGTTCGACATATAACCATGGAACCATAGTCTCATACCCCGTCATTACGGTCTCAGGAGATTTTCCAACGGGATTTTCGATCACGAATCAACAAACAGGAGAAAAACTGTCGTATTCTGAGCCTGTAAACTGGGGATCACCCGTTATAATGTATTGTAGTACTAGGACGGCATCCTCAAGTGGGGTTGACGTGACAAGAAATCTGTCGGAGAGGAGCTTCCCTTCTGTTCAGCCTGGAGGAGATTTGTCTCTATCTTTTCTAGCACATGGCGTAGGAACATGCGAAGTCGTGGTTCACGATGCGTATATTTAAGGAGTTAAAATGTCTGTAGCATTCGGAGTACCTCAAAATAGCTCTGGAGTTGGAACCTCAGCTCTGGAGATGAGAAAGATCATCAGCAGTCTTTTTGCCAATGTAGGCATTCTTGACGGTCTCAATGTCAAGGGAACTTCATCCCTTTACTACGCAGTAGATGGTGGCGTAGCTGTCTGCAGCAAGGGCAAAGCTGATGGTTACACGTTAGCATATTACCCAGGTGGAAATACCCCATCTGTTCAGTCGAACACGTCTGGTCAATCGCGCATAGACGCCATCTGGCTGACATCTCACGATATTCAGAACGGAGACACAGACAATCTTGTCACGCTTGGTGTGTCTCAGGGCACCCCATCATCATCTCCTGTGACACCAAGCGTTCCCTCTGATGCGACGGTAATCGCATACATGATGCTTCCAGCAGGAGCGACCAGCACTCAGAATGCCGTCATGACATCTGAACGAAAATATGCTGTACCTGCAGGAGCTTCCCTCGGAGTTCTCCTCGACAAGACAGACACCTCGTACAAAGGCGTAGTCACAGGTCCAGCGTACACCTACGCCAGCGGACAGATCTACGTACCTACAGACAGGCTGCTGTCTGTAAAACTGACCGAGACTACCTGGGCATGGCATCCCAGCACCCACAACTGGATAGGATCTGGATATGTTGACTGGACCCTTGATGGCGTCGTTCAGAGAGCATTCCGTTTCACGAATTATCCAGATACTCCTACCACCAGTTGCTTTGAGGATTATGTCAAGGTCTCTGCAGGATTCCACACCATTTCGGCTAGGCTATGGGGATCTAGTGTAGCTCCAGCTTCAGATATCTGGTTGGATTATAAAGCGGGGTCATGGCCAGGACAAAGGTTGCTAGTTGTCGACTCTGGAGTGGCAGAATAATGTGGAACACATATATCTGTGACACGATGTCTGGACTTATGCTCACCCCCATAGACATCCAGAACTTCTCTTGGCACATGAGCGTGACAGATTCCTCGTTGTCAACAAACACGAGGAGAAACGTCGGTGAAAACGGATTGTCTCAGATAAGCCTACCCTGGGCTTCTGTTCCAGCAGATACTCCTGAAGGACGAAACAACATCTTATATCCTATGAAGAGATCCATCGTCTTGATGTGGGATGATACACCAGTCGTCTTTGGAACAATAGGATACAGAGTCGACTCTGAAGACTGCACAGATTTCAGTCTGCTCTCTATTCAAGATCTGTTGTCTAGCAGGTACCTCGTAAGTGAAGACGTGTTCGGTAAGTCGTACGGAGGAACCACAAACGACACGATCTACTACAAAAACATGTCTCTACGAGGAATAGCTGCGGACATCATCAACAAATGCACGCGAGGGAAGCCTTCTGGAGAGCTTCCAATAGACACTCAATATGACGGTGAGCCAGGAGGACACCAGAGGACTTACTACGGCTATAACGTGTCTAACAACGCTGCAGACAAGCTTCTCAACGAGATCTCTAACGTGCAAGACGGAGTCGAGATGAGGTTCGTTCCCTACAAGAGGGAAAACAATGTCAGGCTGAGGTTCGAAGCTGGTACAGACGGTGAGCATGAACTGGTCAATGGTAGCACAAAAAGGACGCTCACGTGGTTTTCAAATGGCAGAGGAACGATTGAAGGACTGAAGGTCTCGAACATCGGACCAACCATGAGGGTCTACGGTACTGGAGCAGGACAGGATGACTCGACTCTTTGTCACCTCGCACAGGATCTGTCTCTCTGTCAGACGAGAGATCCGTGGCCTATCGCAGAGACTGTGATCTCGGACACCAGCTGGGACAACCAAGATCTCCTGAAGAAGCACGCTGAGGGAGCTCTTGCCACGTCCAGATATCCTCTATGCCAGATGAGGGGCTCTGTACATATTAATGACTTCGATGATCAATTCATCGGTATGGTATGGCCAGGAGATCTCATTGATCTCGACATCAGAGATCATCCAAGCCTTCCAGACGGAGTCTACACGGTGAGGATTCTTCGCATGGAAGGCGACAGTACGGACAAGGTCTCCTTGACCTTCAGCGTTATGAAATCTACGTCTTACTAAGGAGCGAAAATGAACAAAAACATTCTACCTGGCATGAGTCCCACATACAAGAATATGGCTCGTTCTGTTGTTCAAGCTCAGAAGAAGATCAATGGTCTGAACACTTCTCCGACGGGCACCATATCTGTTCATCGTTCAAACGGTACAAAAGACATCTATGGAGTCCTGAACAAGGATGGCTATTCCGTCGCTAAGAACGTTGGAGACACCGTTGCTCCACCAAAGCCTAAGGGTATTTTCGCGACATCTTCCTCAGATGTTGTGTACGTGGCGTGGGATGGAACCCTGGAGGACAAGATACCCTCAGACTTCTACAACGTGACGATCTACATGGGCGTTGACGGTCAGTCATCTGTGATGGGTACCCTCACGGAGCCTGGTATCGTTTCGACTCCACCACTGCCAACTGCACAAAGCGTCGAGATCTGGGCGACTGCAGAGGACGACACTTGCAAGGAAGACGGCACACCAGCACACAACGTTTCACCTGAGAGCACTCATCAGAGCGTCGCTATCGAACACGGGAGCAATTCTCAGGGGGTCGAAGACCTCAAGAGAATTCTTGAGAAGAAGATTGATGCTATAGATGTTAAGGTTAAGCAAGCAGCAACAGATGCGAAGGGAGCAAAGACTATGGCAACAGACGCAAACAACACAGCTAATGAGGTTAAGAGCACAGTCGAAAATTTGACGAACGTGTTCACTCACGATGCAGATGGCGCACACGTAGGAAATAAAAAAGCTGGTCATGTCACTGTAAAAAGTGACAGAGTTAGTATCTTTAACGGTGAAAGTGCTGTCGCGAGTTTTGAAGGCGGCATTATCAGCCTAGGCGATAACTCTCTTAGTATTGTGGCTGGCTACCAGGACAATAGAGGAGACAGAGCTACGGCTTTAATGACTGACAATATTCTTTTGAAGCCGACAGGTTATTTGATGAGCGACTCGCAAGCAATTGCTACAAAGATTTCTA